ACGTTTTGAATTAATGGGTAAAAGTAATAGAGAATTAAATATAATTTTGGATCGTACCCCGCATTTACATTGCAAAAAGATCAAACTAGTTGACCTGATTATGGCGCGTGAGTTTGATCAATTGTAATTTTCTATGTTCTGCCAACCTGTCCTGTTGCCGCCTCAGTTCTAAACAATGCTCACAGAAGCATATATCTAAGACAACGGGTAGTTCTTGTCGTTCCATTTCTTATATATAGCCATATCTTGAGCAAATTTCCTATAGGTCGCAATCTCTACACCTAAACCCGTAAACGTATTTTTATGCGGATGATTTGGGTCTGTTCCCCTGTTGTCTAATTCATAAAGTTCATTCATTGTTTGAACCCTAGCCGCGTTTTCTGCTACAGAGATTTTTTTCATTTTGGGTTGTCGTTGGTTTTTGGTTTCATTTTTTTGAGGGTGTCAAAGATCATGGCAATGACTCCGTTTTGTCTTAGTTTTGAAGCGCCTACAAGTTCCGAGGCAAGAGCTACAGCAGCCCAAAAGATAGGGCTAGAAAGGATTTCATTCATCTAGTGTTTTTCATAGGGCAACGCTCTTCTAGTCGTGCAATTGATGTTTCAAGGCGGTTTAACCTTAAAAAGATTTCTTGTTTAATCTCCGAGTTTTTCTTGGCTTGCATTGCTAGGTAAACAAAAGCACCTGAAACAATGGCCGCGCCTATCTCGGTCAATTTACAAATAAAAGAACTAGTATCAGAATAGGACATATTTGCTACGTCGCCGTAATGGATGAACAAGAAGAAAAAGAAGGTTCAAGCCTGATTGGAAATTGTGTTTCGCTTTTGGTTCTGTGTTGGTCTTTAGCGGTGATTTCTTGGAGCTATTTCGGCAATGGCATTAGGCAAATAGATACGACCTTCGCCGCCGGAATTTTGAGTACGGTTTTAAGTTCTTATGGTTTAACGGTTAAAAAACCCGGTAGCGGTAACGGTAAAAACAACAGCAAACCTCGCAAAGATCCTATAACTAATAAAGATATAGACAACATTACAGGCCGCTTAAAAAAATGAAAAACTCTCTTTTCTTCCTCGCTGCTTTCCTCGTAGCAACTCCGGCTAACGCCGACCTTCATCATAAAATAACTAGTTCAACGCAGCTCACAGTTAACGGTGCTTACACAGATGCAAGTCGTATAGGTAGCACTTATGCAGTATCAGGTTCCAATATAAAAGTTGCGACTGATGCCCACTTTGGCAAGTTAACGGCTGGCACTGCCACCACAGCAGCAACGCTAGATGTTGGAGCTTATGACATAAATACAGTCGGAGCTGCTTATTCGTTTTCTGAAAGTTGGAATCAAGGCGACGCCCCTGCTGCTATCGGTTCAGGAGTGGATGTTACCAGTGGAGTAGTTGCAGATATGCCGGCTTATGGCGAAACATTAACGATGTCGGGCGGGGTTGCAGGCACTTTGGCGGGCACTATTACGAGTGGCGGGGTTGTTACTTTGACCGCTGGAGGTGCTGGAACTTCGGCAATAGGTCAAGTAATTACAGAATTAAGCGTTGACTAATGCGTTTTATTGTTGGCTTATTATTTGTATTTAATGCGCCAGTTTATGCCGCGCCAGTAATCCCAAATTTCCAACAAGGCGTTCTACAGAATCACACCGAAACTTCTAGCGTGGTTCAGGAAACTATAAAAAGTTTTGACTTCCGTAATGGCTATCAGTTAACTACGGGTGGCGTTAATGTTTCACCTTCTAATACTACAAATATTGCACCAACAGGATATACAACAAACACCCAAACTATTCAAGGGGTAACAACATCAATTACAAACCCTACATATACAGCAAAACCAGAATATTCAATTGATAATGCTGGCCAAAGTTGGTCTTATTTTGAAACGCTAGAAACCGGAGGACTTGTTAATTTTACTCAGATTGATAGAACTACCACCATTGAAAGCGTTAGTGATTCAACCTCAACATTTAGCCAGTGATTAAGAGCTTAAAATATACTTTAGCAATTGCTTTTATATTATCAAATATAGCTGAGAAAGCTTACGGTAACACGGTTAACACGACTTCAAATTCTACGGGATCGGTTACGAATCAAAGTATTCAGGTTGTGCCTTCTAGACAGTTTACCCAGTCTGTAGCTCCGGCCTTGCAATGCCAAGGTTCAACCCTAAATATTAATCCATTTGTGCAAACAACAAATTCTTATAGCTCACCCTATGAGCCAATGTATCAAGAGCCTGTATATGATTTACAAACAAATGATGACGGCGCTTTAGTTAATCCGGGTTCAATCCTTTACTACAAGCCAACAAGAACAGGACAAAAAGAAAATAATATGAGCATTAGTTCAGGTATCGCTTTAACTTTTGCAATTCCACTTGATCGCCAATCTGTTCGCCTTTGCCGCGCTGCTATGGCTAAACAAGTTGACTTATATACTCATCAGCTAGAAGCAAAGAAATTAAACTATCACGCCTCAAGAATTAATACTTGCGCTAAATGGAAAAAAGAAGGCGTTTTATTAACTGAAAATTCACCCTTATATGGTCTATGCGAGGACGTAACTCTAGTAACGCCAGCTAATACGTTGATTGATCATAAACACAAAATTACCACCCCTTCTTCAACTTCCGAATAGCTTTATTGCGTTCTCTTTGTTCCATCTTTTTATCAAAGATACTTTTCTTTTCTGGCGGTTTTTTTAATAGCTTTGTTTTTAATGTTGTGATTACTTTTTTAACACTTGGTTTAATTACCTTTAATAATAGATCAGCAATGGGTTTAGCTAAAACAGAACTTACAACAGCAGTAGAAGCGATAATTGCAGTTGTTGAAACTGTTCCAATCTGGGGTAAATATTTTTCTTGTATTGAGATAGGAGAATAAACAACTAAGCAAGTTTGGCCGTCTTTACTTAATTCAAACCCTGTTACTTTTTCTTTTCCATTTGCTGCAATATCACCAATTCTAGGATTATTTTTTTGTGGATCAGGGCAAGGAACATTCTCTTTCTTTTTTTGTGTTAAATCATCTTTTGGTATTTCTGATTCTGGCGCTTCTGCTGTATTAGTTGGCGGCGGTTCTACCGTTGGTTTTTGACTTTGAATAATTTGTATTTTTTTAGGGTTGTATTGAATCGGTTCAAACCAAGGGATGCCCGGACAAATAACAGTATTCCCGGCGGGATCATCTGTAAAAATTTGTTTTGACCTCGTATAATCTCGCCTTACTTCTGAACAGGGCGTTTCAATGTAGGGGATAGGAACAGAAGGGGTTGCAATAAAGTTAGGCGCTTGAATATTAGGTATTGTCCAAATCTTTATTGTCGGAACCTTTATCTCTTCTATTTCCATCTTGTTTCTGTCTAATTAATTCTTCTTCTTTTAAACGCAACAATGCCTCTTTGATTGCTTCGGCTTGCAAAGAATTTACCCATATTAAAAAGGAAGGGCGGGGCCGGTTGATGTAGGAAGCTTTATATCAGGAACAGGTATTAGCTTTGTGATTTGATTTGTCAAATAAGCTTTTGCTTTAGCTTGGTTGGTTGGGTTCTTAGCGTAGAAATAAAGACCCGCGCCACCTGCTAGCACTCCCACTATAAAGACCGAATTAGCAATAACAAGTACATTAATAACTTTATTCATAGCTTTGGACGTTGCTACGTCTCGATATTAAACTAAAATCTAAATAAAAACATGTTCGACGATATATGGAAAGAAGCCATACTCAAGGCCGCGCCAATCATGGTTATGGTTATAGTTTTTTCAACGGTTGCTTTATTACCTGCTTATCTAATGACAGGAATATTAGTTAAACAACAAAGTCAACAACAAATAGACCTAGCTAGGCAGGTTTACTAAGACCAAGGAACACCAACTTTTTCAGTCGGGGTATTAATTAAATCAATTTCAGCTTTTAAGCTGTTTTCTATTGCTGTAACTTGTGTTGCTCCCACTGCGGTTTTCACCCATTCCAAGCATTTTGCAGCGGTTAAAGAATCGTAAGCGACGAAATCAGAAGGCAAGGAAGAAGGCTCAGGAAATTCAACTTGTCCTGTGGCTCTTGCTTTCTCTTCGCTTCCGTCCATACCTTTTACTCTGTAAACGCAACGGGTAACAAATCCATTTGACACGTTTGCAACCATTTGAGACTCGTTAATTTCCCAAGTGTAAGAAATAGCCATTTTAAAAACCTTTTGTGAATAGTTTAATACTTTTAAGTAGTAGAGGCACCAATTAACTTTTCAAGAACTTTTAAAGCACCTTGATCTTCCATAATTGGTTGCGTTAAAGCCTGCCCCTCGTCTTGTAGTTTTTTTATTTGTGCTTGTATTTCTTGAACTTTAGCAATATTAAAATCAAGCCTTGCTTTAACTGTTGTTAGTTCCTCTTGAGGTGTTGACATTTTATTTAGCCTCCAATGCGGCGACTTTAGTTTTCAATGTTTCTACTTCTACAGCTAATTCTTGTATTGCTTTAATACATAGAGAAACCATATTTCCATAACAAAGGGCTTCTGGTTGGTTGTTGTCATTGTAATCAACAAATTCAGTCAATCCTGCATCATGTACTTCTTCAGCAATTAGTCCGCCAAAAATAGTATCTCCATCATTATTTCCTTTAAAGGTCACTGACCTAAGTTTCTTTAAATCGGCTAAACCATGAACTGCATCAGTAATGGAATTTTTATAACGTCTTGAAGATGTATCCCTTTGTAGAAGTCCGCTTGATTGAACTCTTACGTTAGCACCACCACTTGTTGTGTTGTTGTAAATTTCCCATGCCGTAACGTCACCATGAATTTGGATGCCACCACTTAATGTCTCCAGCCGCTTTACGTTGTCGAAATATGCTTCAACGGCTCCGCCAGCGATACACTTAACGTACATATTACCGTTCGGTCTTTGTAATTGAAGACCGTCACCTCTAATAACTAAAAGATTGTCGTCAGTAATAAAACTATTTGTTCCATCATGGTAAAGGGTTAGGTCATTTGAATCGCCTAGCATTATTTTATTGTTATCACCTGCTTCTAAATGACCAAATAAACCTATGCCGCCGTTGCGGGTTTCCCATTTTTTCACGTTATCAAAATACGCTTCTACGGATCCATTTTTATGTACTTCAACTCCTGTTTCAGTATCGTTAGTTCTTAATTTTATATTACTTATTGCATCTATTAGTGTATAAGCGGTGGCATGGGTATTTTTTATGTAATTGTGCGTAGCATCATGATAGATTTGTAGGTCCCCCGCCCCAAAAGTACATTTAGCATTATCAGCAAACTCAAGAGCGTTATCACTTTTATCCCAGACTAAGTTATAACTAGCGCCGGTAAAAGTTACATCCTCATTAAAGTTTGACGCTGCATCAACATCGATTCCACCCGCTAAAGTAAATAAATTAATCCATGCATTATTAGCGCTATTTCTTATTTTTAATATGCTTGTGTTTGTATCAGCCCAAAATTGATAGGCAACTTTTCCTGAACTCGGTTCAGTACTTCCTGAATGATTTGACCATAAGGCGGCGTATTGGTTATTTATGTCACTTCTTACAGCCGAACCCGTACCGTTTGCAACTACTCCGTCAGCTTGTGCCATCTTCTAACTCATGCGTAGCAATATCAACAGTCTATACTGTTTTGCCGTAACCTACCGCCGACCAAGTGAAATTTCTATCAACTGCGGCATTACTTGAATTTTTAAAGGTCACTACAAAAGAACTACCTGTTACCGTTCCCATTTCTATATAGTCACCGCTAACCAAGTTCATCGCATTGATACCAATAGAGGGTAAGTATGCGTTCGTTCCTCCTAAGCTACCTGTTCCTGTAAAGAAATTTTTAGAAAAATTGACTGTTTTACTACCTGCCCCAGATGCAACAGCGCTATTACTTTGCTCTTGTCTTCTTTGAAGTGTGGCCGTATAGCCCAATTCATCAACAAGAATATTTTCATCTGTGTTGGTACTTGTAAGTATCGTTTTGAAGTCAAAGCCTCGACCTGTAAAAGTACCATTAATAAATTCTTTCCAACCTGACCAACTAGCACCGCCGGAAGCTGGATCATCATCAGTTGATCTTAAATATAATCTTGCGTCTACATTTAATATTGCCCCGCCGTCCCAATCGTTGATCGCGTCAACATCAGCCACCGCGTCGAAATCATCAGCGGGCAAATATCCCCTCGTAACAAAATGACGTTTTAAATCAAGTGAGAATTTAGCGCCTAAATCAAGTTTGTTTGCAAAAGTATATGTTCCCTCAGAATCAACCCCTGTTGAAATATCAAAATCAACCATCGCATCAACATCTGCAATCGTGTCGAAAAGTGATGTTCCTTGAAGCGTTAAAGCATCTAGATCTTCTTCGTAATAAGTATCAGAATTAGTGCCTTGAAATGGTGGAGAATCACTATCTTCTCGTCTTGTTTGAACAGCTAAAGCACCTATTGGATCAGGTAGGTCAATAACAATTGAAGTAGCGCTAGATATTCTTCCGCCTGAATCTTCAAAGGCTAAAAATATTTCACCTTCTACCATTGGTATTGTTGCCTCTGTTTGTCCTCCCGCCTTGGCCGCAATGAGCGTCACAGCGTTTGAAAATGTTGCTGTTCCATCGGTTTTATTGGAATGCCTAAATACACATTTACCGCCTAGTTTTACGTCCAAATCTGTTGATTGATCCCAAGTTAAACGGCCTGTATTTGCGTTAATTGCTTCAAAGAAAAGATTAGTTGGTGCGCTTGGAACCGCTGTTTTTCCTACGGCTGTATAACTTAATTCACTGGGAACAGTGGAAGAAATACCAACGCCACTAATAGAAAACACTCTTACTTCATAGTCTCCCGCCGTTGCATCAAGAATTTCATAATCAGGTCTTGATAAAACATCAGAAGAAACAAAATTGTCGCTTCCCTTTCTCCATTGCACCCTGTAACTACTTGCTCTTGGTACTGATTGCCAGCTAACAATAATTTTTACTTTCGCTTGATTATTTTCTTCATAAAATTGCTCTGTTGCAGATAAAGAACCGGGAGCATCAGGAGGTGTATTTAAAATACTTGTATTTCTTGTTGGAAGTGTTGAGCCGTCTTCTACATAAGCGTATTTGCCGGAGTTATAAGGCAGCGCCGTAACAATATAATTAACGCCCTCTTCTTCTGTAATTGATAAAACGCGCCATTGGGTTGTTTGTACTGAGTCGTTTTGCAATATCCAAACTGAATTACTATTTGGCGCGGAACTAAAAGCAGAACTAACGGTTATCTCTGCCCCTGATATTCCACTAACTGTTTTTGTTTCAACGGAACCATCAGAAAGAACAACTGAAAGCGTTGGGTTATTTGTTGCAGGTAAATCTGTTTGGTCGGTGTTGTCTACGGTAATAACTGTTGTAGTAGCTGATTTGATAAGGCCACCGCGCCGCACTCCAGCCCTAACAGGATCACTGATTTCTATTACTGCGCCGGGTCTAATTAATACGCCTGCTGATAATCCAATTGAAAAACTTACAATTTCTGATTCATTTTGTTCTGTATAAAGAAGCCAACGCCCTAAACGCGCCGCCTGATTTCGTGAAGTACAAAATAAACTTTTTACTTGCTTAACAACTGCGCCATATTTTGTTTTTGCCGTACTATCAAAAACTTCCTCATAATCTATTTCTTGCGTTTCCATGTCGAAATAGCCGCAATTAACAACGGTATGACGACTCTTTAAAGATGAGCCTGAATAAGTGAAGCCACCTTCTCCAACGTTAGCAAGCGTAAATAAATAGCTTGCGTCTTTTGGTGCATCCTGTGAAATCGTAAGTGCGCCCGCACTCCAAAAGGGCATACAACGCATCACAGAACAAAGATCATTAATTAATCGGTATGCGTCAACTTGTTGCTGAACAACTCCATTAACTGCAAACCTTGGCTCGGTTCCTCCATTGCCATCATCAACACTTGCGCCGCAATATTGCGAAACAGCATAAAAGTCATATTTAGAAAGTTGACTAGCTGAGATATGAGCGCCACAACCCCAACGAGTATTAACTAATAATTCATGGAGTATCCAAGAAGGGTCTGTTGTCCATTCGGGATCTGTTTTAAATGAGCCATTCCAACTACCTGAATAACTAATTGCACCCGTTGTTGAATCAACTGTCCCATTTGACGGGATAGGGATTTTTAATCCTCTAACACGATATGAACGGTTTGGAGTTTGCGGGAATTGCTCAGAATCAAAACGTAACGCTACATGAGCCGTATTTGCATAGGCTCTTTGTTCAAATAAAATCTCTGTATAAGATGACCAGTTAAACGCATCAAATTTTTTGGGGTCGGTATTATCGGCTGCTGTTCTTTTTACTGTGACCGTTAAAGGATGAACAAGCGAACCACCGTTGAAGCTTATTAAATAGTCTTTAAAATATGCGCTTGAAGTTCTTCCGCTAATGGCATCATCACTAATCGGTGTTGCGACTGTTCCGTTATTATCTGTAATTTGAATTGTTACATAAGTTGTTAAACCTGAAATACTTCCATCATCTTCATATTTTTGTAATCTAGGCACACCAATAGTCACCCTAACCGCATCAATTCCACTTGTTAAAGTCCTTGCTACAGAAGTTGAATAAGTAACAGCAGTTGCAACATTAAATTCAGTTTCAATATTATTTACCCCACCTATATATGTTTGGTTAGATGTACCAAAACGCGGTGTAAACTCTACATCTCTAAAGTTATAGTCTGTATCTTGTAAATTAGTTACATCAGCCGAAGCTTTAAGAATCTGAGTTTTATTTAAGTAAACATCTTTTAAAGCTGCATTATCATAATTTGTTGTTCCTTTTGTATAAGCTGCTGCACTTGGAAAACCTTCAATTTCCCCCTCGCCTAAAACTTCAACATAAGTTGCAAACTGCTTTGAACCGAGAACTTCTTTAGGCAGCGTTGGGTCAGTTGAAGGGAATAATAAAGTTGCTAAACCTTTTTTTTGAACTGGCATTAGGCAGCCCCCTTAACTTGAACAGTATCAATACCAGCGCTAACAATAACGGAACCGGTAAAGATTTCTCCAAAAATTAAATTAACAGGAACACCCGAACGACTTACATTTTGAACGCCACTAAATGAATAGTTACTTTGTGGGTCTAAAGCCGAATCAAATGTTGGAATTTCTGGCGTTGGCGTCAGCATTTGAGAAACGCCACCTAATGCGAGACTAATTCCGACACCTGTTGAAACCGCACCCCAACTTAAAGCCGCACCCGTGGCGCCAGCACCAGCGGAACCAAAAACCATTGCACCATTAAAACCACCCGTTGCAACTGTTACACCAATAATTGCTGCGCCAATAAGAATTTTACCAATACTCGATTTAAAAAGCCCTTTAGCACCAACAGCAACAGGAACAATCCTTATCTCTTCACTATCACCAATCGGATGATTTAACTCTTCTTCGCCAATGTTGTAATTACCAACAAAAATTTTATAGTGTTGATCTTGCATGTGTTGTTCAATATCCGGCCAATTAGCAACTAAAAAACGCCCAACTTCAGCAACGTTAGAAATATCAGCGAAAAAGGTTCCTGTCTCCCAATCAAGAAACTTTTTTAAAGCTCCATATACTTTAATTTTACGCAGCATGGCGATACCTCCGAACAGTTGCATCAATCAAAAACTGATTGTATAAATCGCGAGAACTTAAACGCCCCGCCATGTGATGTAAAACCATTTGTTCACCGATATAAATGGCGACATGGTCAGGATCAGGGCCGGTAAATTTCATCAATAACAAATCACCCGGTAGCATTTCTCTATTATCGTCTATTTCTACAAAATTACTTTGCGGTATTAATCTTTCAAATATGCCATTGGTTAATATTTCTTCTGATTTTTTGGGCCTTTCCCAATCTTTAACGGTTAAACCTTTTTCAGCAAAATAATCAATGACTAAAGTCCAACAATCACTTGAACCCCATGTCCATTGACGACCAATTAAAGGCGCTTTATATCCTGTTGGTTTAAATTCGTGCCATTGCTCAGTTTGTGGGTTAACAATATAAAACGGTAAACCTAAATGCTCACAACTTGAAAGATCAACTTGGCTAGGTTGCGGCGATGTGAATGGGTGAGAGTGAAACACCCCGACCAATTCCCCCGCGTCTTCTGCTTTCATCCAGTCATCAGGTGACAAGCAAAAACCATCGGTAGGATCATCTGCAATATTTTCACAAGGCCAATATTTCTTTCTACCTTTAACAATGCAAATAAGGCCGCAAACTTCTTTTGTGTTTGTTTCTTTTGCGTGAATTAATGCTGATTCTTTCCAGTTCATAACTAAATAAAAGTACCAACACCGGGAAAATCTGTCCGAGTCACCTGGCGTAAAGGAACGCGAACATTAACGAGATCAAAAGCAGCGCAACATTCCCAAGCAACCATATCTCTGTTTTCTGTGGTTTTACGGTCTAGATAAAAAATTTCCTCGGGAAATGCCGCCGAACTATCTGGCGTTCCGTATGGGTTGGTTCCACCTGAAAAGTTTGCCGCGTCAATATATCTAGCAAGTGTTCTAATCCTTGTTAATTTTGCCCCGTTTAAATCATTACCCGCCGTTGTAGCGTTAACGGTTGATATGTAGCTTGTAATTGTTCCAAGAATATTTGAAATTTTTATAGTTGGTCTTGGCAACGTACCTTTTCCAGAATAAGAAAAACCTTCACATTCAATCGGAAATCTTTGATAAGAATTAGACGCCCAAATCACTTCACCATTTGCGTTCATATTGGCGCCATTGTGAAATCTATAAACAGTAGAAGCACCGTGGAGCGTACTATCAAGCGTCAACGTAAATAGCTCTATTACAGAACTAGGGTTGATTTTTTGTAGCTCACTTACAGGTATTGCCATTAGGGTTCAAACACCTCTTCAAATTTTGCATTAATCGTTGTTCTGCCATATCGCGGCATATTGGTTGACCAGGAACGACAAATAAATTTTCCGGCGCTACCTCTTGGCGGTGTCCAATCAAATGATTCTGTCCCTGATCTTGCTTCTAAGAATGTGATGATATTGTCGCGTTCTGTGTCATCTCTATTAGCAAAAATCAAAGACCAGTTTTTAGGATCACGATTAAGGCCAAATTGAATCCTTTGTTGATAACCTTCACCGAAAACGCTTGTCCTTACAATTGGTGCGCTATTTTCATTTGCAGGGAAAGAAGGGGTATAAGAGAAAGTGGCCATAATTAAGCAGGGTTAAGGATTCCTCCGGGTCTTGACTGTTGTACTAATTGAGATTGAACAGCCGAGGCGATTAATTGGCCTAATGCTCTCCCTTGTTGCTCATCGCCTTGTACGTCTGTATTTGAGGCATCAACATTAACAACAACATTTGTACCGCCTATTTTGTCATTTGGTGTAATTGTTCCGCTTGTTCTTGGTGTAAATATTTCCATTCCACGCTCACCAACGAGATATGAAGACCCGCCAAACACAGATCCGCCCTTTGCCATATGGCCTCTAAATTGTGGGTTGCTCTTCATGTTGGCGCCTTGCGTCATACCTAAACTAGAAGGAGCAAAAGCACTACTAAGTGCACTACTTAAAAAACCGGATAATGGCGCTGTTATTGATTGCTGAATTGTCATTCTAATCATGTCTCTAATAATGCTATTTGCTAAATCTTTGAAGTTCATTTTCCCAGTCATTACAAAATTCACTAAGGCGTCTTCCATTCCTTTTATTCCTTTTATCACTACATCAGCCATTGATTCACCAACGGACTTAATGCCATCTTTAAAGCTATCTAATTTCGATTGCATTTGTGTTCCAAAAGTTTTATCTAATTGATCACCAAATTCTTTAGCTTCTTTTGTTCCTTTTTTAAAACCGTAAGCATCACCCGCTTCTGATTCTCCAACAGTAATTTTTTTAAATATTTCTTGATTTCTTTTCCATCTATCCATTATCCCTTTTAAATATCCCCCATCTGGATCATCCAAAGACTTGATTAAACCCCCTTTAAACATTCTTCCAAATCTTCTTTTTAATCTGGCTAAATAGTGTCCAACCTCTTCTAAGGCAACAGCCGTTGAGATTAAACCAAAAGCTAAAGTTCTAACACTAATATTTATTGCCTCAAATAATCCTTGCCAATCATTCTTGCTATCAAACAAATCCTGAAATGCTTCAACAATAGAATTTAAAGCAGGTAATAATTCATCTGCTAATTGCTTTCTAAAACCATCAAAGCCAAAACTAAGCATTGTTAATTGGTCATTGAAATATTCTGCGTTCGCAGCAAAACCTGCGCTCGTTTCATAATTCCATCGTTCCAAAGCATCACCGCCTTCATTCAACATTGGTATTAACTGCGCCCCTGATCGACCAAATATTTCCATTGCTAAAGCCGCCTTTGTTGCCCCGTTTGGCATATCTCTAAAACGGTCAGCCAATTGACCTAATACAACTTCTGATTCTTTTAAATTGCCGTCCGAATCTCTAACTGTTACTCCTAAAGCCTTATAAGCATCTGAATATGTAGCAACGCCCTGATCAGCTTCACGCATTGATTGAGCAAGACGCCTTAACCCTTTATCAATCGTTCCTTGCTCTACTCCCGCTAGTTTTCCCGCATTTACATACGCTTGTAGTTGATCCGCTGCTATACCTGTTTGCCTGCTTAATTTCCCGAATGCGTCAGCTTGATTTATTGCACCTGTTACAAATCTAGTAGCTGTTCCGGCTGCAAGGAATACAGCCATTGCTTTGAAAGCATTATTCAGCGTAAATACCGTATTTCTTAAATTTTTTACTCTTCCCTGTAACCCCTGCATGGAGTTACCCATGCGCTTAATCCCGGCGCTTCCCGCTGTTTTAGCTGCAATTAATAAATTAAATTTCGCCGCCATTATTTTTTGCCCTCTTTATTCAAAAGGCTCATAACCGTTACTTCTAAAACTTGAAGATCTTCAAACACTTCAACAAGATTCGGTATTGCATATAGTTTAGCTGTTTCTATTACGCTTGAATAGCAAAGGCCACAAAGATTACCAAGGCCGCCGATTCTCCATTGCGTTTGAACTTTTAAAAATAAATCAATCGCTGCCCAATTTTCCTCAAACACTAAAAAATCTTCTTCCGGTTCAAGCTCAGGGATTGTAATCCCCAACACTTCCGCATCTTTTTGCGTTTCATCAATTACGCCACCTTTGCAATAGTACTCAGCGGCGTCTATTAGTTTTTTCTTTTTGCTCCGGTATAACTTTCAAAAAATGCCGTACCTATTGCAGTTGCAACCATTGGAACCTCTAATAATTGTTTTAATTTTGATTGTGAAAACTTAAGTTCATTTCCTTGATCGTCTTCTATTCCCTCCCAACCAACTAAAACTTCTTTAACAACATCAACATCGGTGAGATCTCCACTTGCAACCAACTCTATTAATTCTTTAATCCTTGATTGCGTGATGCGTTTAAATTCACCGTCGAACTTTTGTTTGTCGTGTCTTCCATCATCAACAGGAACCTCAACAGTAACCGGCCATTTATAAGTACCTGATTGGTCAAGCTTAAAGCCCATTTGTTTTGCTACGTTTAAATAGTAATGTAAGCCTAGCTTATCTTTTTAGCAATTAAGTGTATGCAATTGATAGTTCGTTATTACCTGCGCTTGTAGGTGTTGCCACGAATGGAAGGCTCAACATTTGTACACCGTCTGAATCTTCATAGGTTGGCTGTCCTAAGTCAGTCTGGGGACAACTAACAGTTACTTTATTTCCGGCGGCTGTTCCATGTAAAAAAGTATTTGTTCCGGTTGAACTCCCAGTTGCATCTGTAAAGAAGTTATGAGCCGATAAAGCAACCGCCTCGACTGTTGCGCTACCGCTAGGCTTTCTATCTGTAATCATGACTTCCTGAGTACCGCCGACCAATTGACGAACAACAGTATCATTATTCATATCAAACGACCATGATTGCAACGCGCCAGAATATCCAAAGATAGAAAATGCGCTTGTGTTGCCTGTTTTAAATAACAATGGCTTGGTTGCGTTATAAGTACAAGTAGGCGCTGCTGTATCTGTTGGTGCCGAATATATGCCAGTCATGGAAAAAGAAATTACTGGTATTTGATTAAGTTCGCAATTTATTGAAAAGCTACCGCGGCAACCTGTGACCTTATGGCGTACACCGTCAATATTGCAATAAATAGTACATGAGCCAAAGGATGCACTAACAGGGGCATAAGTATTACTTGTTGAGCTAACTGTTGTGACCGCTAAACCGCAAGCTTTTAATAATGGTGCATAGGCTGGTTCCGTACCGGCTGCGCCTGATCCAACCATTTCGACATCACAACTTACGTTTACCCTGGTATTACTTAAAAGCGTTTCGTAATTTCCGAGATAACCGCGCAATAAATCTCTGCTGACCTCATCAGATTGAACAGGTTCAATGTTTAAATCACGAACAAGAATGGCATTGCTTCCGCCGGTTGGTGTGGGGTCGGATCCATAGCTACTTTCAGTTTTCACAAGTAGCGTTCTTTTTCTAGTTAGCTTTGGCACGACACAACAAGATCAACAATATGTTTACATCATAAATCATTCTTGCTATTTAGCCGTAGTAAATAAATTATTGGGTTATGTCGTCAACTTCTGTCCTATATCGAACTGTATAACCCATGCCCGTTACCCCAATAGGTGAATCACCGTCGATTGCTTCAAAGGTGACATTAGTGGGTTGAATATCAATAGATTCTCCTCCAAGCGTTAAATCTGCCATTAATTTCGCGTGTGCTGAAACGACTGTCGCATCTGCCTGTTCGTCGGGTACATCGCCAGAACTTAAAACCGTAACCGTTACAGATAATGACCAATCAAGGGTAGGTAGAGATGTGTTTTGTTCTGCTGCATCATTATTCCA